AATCCAGGCCGTCCGTTCCTTTGCCTCCCTGGCTGCAGCCCGCCCTCCGCCGCCGCTGCGCTTCATGAAGTCAGCGATAACCTTTGTGACGTCTTTTTTTGTGTTTGCCAGCGTTGCCCGGAACACTTTTGGCTGCCGGATCTTTTCCGGATAGTCAATGCCCGTGATCCGTTCCAATATCGTGGTCCCGAAGTCCGGAAGCGGGATCCTGCATTTCCTGCAGATCTCCACGCTGTCCAGGCTTACCCCGGTCGCGTCCGCCAGTTCCACGCCTTCAACGTCAATCTCTACCGTTGGTTCTGCGTGCTTTGCCAGCTGTTCATTTGACCATCTCCGGAGCTCTTCCACCGTGTCCAGGCTCTGGTCGGTTTCAACTTTGCTCACAAGGCCGTAGATATCCCGGTTCTTTTCCACGTATCCGCCGCCCGGCAGATGCAGGTCGTCCTTTCCAATCGGGTAGTGCCTCGTAAACATCCCCGTTTTGCTGATTTTCTTCCGCAGAGTCCGCAGGTTTCGCCCGGCCCTCAGTTCCGTGCCAACCGTGCCTGATGCCCGTTTGATATTCAGCTTGAAAGGATATGCCGTCAGGTCGTAGGTCCAGATGCTGTCTTCCAGGCTGTCTGTCACCTTCTCGATGGCGTCAAACAGCGTTTCCCCGTCAAACTTGTACGGGTTGCTGTCCGTATAATCGAACTCGCCCAGCACCCAGTCCGTCTGTTTTGCCAGCACGTACTGAACGGCTTTCCTCGCCGTCACAGTCTTCGCGCCCTTCACCCCGGCAATGGTTTCCGTCTTGTGCTCGCCGAACAGGATCTGGTCCTTCAGCGTGTTTATAATGTGTTCCAGGCTCACCTGGTAGGTGGCCGTGTTGTAATTCTGGTCGATGTCGCGCACCCGGTAGACAATGCCTTTCCCCGGGTCCGTGTCATCCTTCATCCAGCTTTTCAGCTGGATCCCTGTGATGTCTGCCGGCGTGATCGTCGCCGTTGTTTCCCGTTCCCTGATGCTCAGGCTCATGGCCTCCAGCGGCACTCGCCGTGCCTGCGTCAGAGAATGGCCCGATAAAAGAATCATCAGTAGAACCTCCCGTAGTTTGTCAGCGTCAGCTCACCGGCGCGAACAGCTTCCACCGATACCGTCACCCGGCCCGGATCCACGTACAGGTCGTCTGCACCGGTGTACAGTGCGTACACGTCCCGGCTCCCGGCTTTGATCCGCAGCAGCCCGTCCGTCCCGTGGCTGATTGTCAGCGTCTCTGTTCCTCCCAGGTTCACACCCTTCAGTGTGATCAGATTCTTCCCGGCTTTCACGGAAAAATCCGGGATAGTCCGCCCGCTGATGTTCCTGAAACTCACGTCAAGCACGCTCGGCGCCGTCCCGCCGATATCCATGGATACGCTTCCTGTGCTGATCTTGTTTGTCTTCAGCACTGTCGGTTCGCTCTGCTGCCAGAACGGCACGCTGTTCGCCCGGAATCCGATGGTAAAATCCTTCGTCCAGTCCCACAGGTCGCCCCGTCCCGGATAGATGATTTTGTCCACGTAGAGCCGTTTCCCGGGCATGTGGCTGAACTCCAGCCACCTCTTCGCCTTTGCCCATGCCATCACAAGGTCGAATATCTCGTCCCGCTCCGCAAGCCTCCGTTTGTAAACGTCAATGGCAAACCGCACGGACGCCTCCAGGGCGTTCCAGTGCTGCCCGGTCTGCCTCTGTCCGTACCCGCCCATCAGCGGGGTGTTGTTCACGTCTTCCGTCGGTACGCCCGGATCCGTGCCCCTGATCACAATGCTTTCATGCACTTCGTCCAGCTGCACGCCGCCCAGGCTCGCACGCCTTGAAAGGATCATGTTTTATCCCTCCGTTACTGACTCGCCGTTGCCAGCGCCGGGCCGAGCTGCGAGTTAAAATAGTTGGTCATCATCGTGCCGTCCAGGTATACATTGATCGGCGCCTTGCTCACGGCTGACGCAATCGCTCCCGGGAGGCCTTCGCCCATGCCTGTCACTGCTGCGGCCAATTCGCTGTTCTGCTTGTTCTGTTCCCCGCCGCTCAGCTCTTCCGTCAGTTGGGCCATCCGGTCCATGGCATCCGCTGCGGCCTGCAGGTATTCCGGGACCTGCCAGTAGTCGCTCCCGTAGCTGTTTTCCTGCCGCCAGTCGCTGTAGGCATCCAGGGCCGCCTGTCCGCCTGTGGTCGATGTCAGCTGCTGCCTCAGTGCAGCTGCCTGTTCCGTGACCCTGGCAATCTCGCTTTCGCTTTCCGTCCAGGTCAGTGCGCTCACAGCCTGCTGTGCTTTCAGGTAGTCCACCATCAGGCCTTCCACACCGCTGCTCTGCGCCATCAGGTTCGCGTTCGTGCCGCGCACAAGCTCCGGCGCATTGTTCCGCCTGTTCTTTGCCCATTCAAACCCTGCGCCGATGGCTGCCAGGCCCATCAGTCCGCCGGCGCCGGCCAGGCCGATTCCTCCGGCTCCGGTTGCTCCTGCTGCGCCGCTTCCTGCTGCGGATGCCCCTGCGGCTCCCGCTGCTCCGCTTCCGCCCTTCAGCCAGCCAAGCGTCTGCATGCCGTTTATGATTTTCATCAGTTCTGCGCCGGTTTCTGCCAGTTTCAGCGCGGCAAACCCAGCGCCGATGGTAACCAGAGCACCCTTCACGGTCTCCTGATTGTCCACCAGCCACTGGAGCAGGCCCGTGATCTTGTCCGCATTGTCCGCCCAGAACTGGTTCTTCATCTGCTGGATTTCCTGCTCGGCCCTTTTGATGGCGTCGTCCGCCTCGCCCAGCTTCCGCACCTGGTCCTCTGTCAGCACGGTCTGGCCTTCCAGCATGCTCTCGTATTCCTTGCGCCCTGTGGCAAACAGCGGAGCCAGTTCGCGCCAACTCTTTCCGAAAAGGTCCTGGGCCGTTTCCGCCTTGTCGAATCCCTCGCCCATCCCGGCCAGGGCTTCTCCTACCTCCCAAAAGAGATCCTCATCGCTCTTTCCGTCCGTGCTGATGCCCAGCAGATCTGAGATTTTCCCGCGGTTCTTCGCCAGGCGGTCCTTCGCCGTCACAATCGTGTCCACTTCCGTGTCCACAAACTCTGCGGCCCGCTGCATCTTCTGCAGGGTTTCCACGTCAATGCCTGTCTGCTGGCTCAGTGTCAGCAGCTCGTCCGCCCATCCGGTGCTGCCTTTGGCGGAGTCGATCACGGCCTTACCCATCCGGATAGCAGCCTTGCCGGCCTTTTCCAGGTTGTCCGTCAGTTTACTGAGGCCGCCAGAAACTTCTTCCCAGCCGACGCCCTTGCCGATCTTTTTCAGCTCGTCGTTCATGCCTTCGGCTGCGGTCTTCGCTCCTGTGGCATCCGTTCCAAGGTTCTTCAGCTGCGTCTGGGCGTCCACCAGTTCGCTCTTCGCCGTCAGCAGCGTCCGCTGCATGCTCTGGAAGGCGTTGCTTGCCTTGTCCACGCCGTTGTCCGTCATCTGTTTCAGTGCTTTTTCGGCTGTGGCTATGATGCTGTTCTGCTGGTCTATCTTGGTCTTCAGCAGGTCAGCCTTGTTCTTCATGTACTCTTCGGCGTCCCCGCTGGCCTTAAACTGTTTTTCATTCAGGGCGAGCGCGGCGTTCAGTGTCTGCACTGACTGCTTGACCTTGTTGATGTCCTGCTTGAACTCATTGACACCTGTTACGCCGACATTGATTTTCGCTTCCGCCATTTCCTCACCCCCTGTTTATGCCATGCTGCGCGTCGTCGTATCTTCTCCGGTACTCGAACAGGTCCATGACCCATCCGGGTTTCATCCTGTTGATCTGCGGAAGGCTTAATCCGGCGATTAAACCCCACTCAACTACCATCAGGTAGGTCAGCCTTCCGCTTCGTCTTTTTTTCTCATTTCCTCCAGGCCGATATCCACCCGGCCCCGGTCATCCTCTTGATGCTCAGGTTCCTTCGGGATTTCGCTCTTCAGCCCGCTGAACATGCATTCCATGCACGCGTTGGAGTATTCATATATCGCGTCCGGCCTGATCCCCCGCAGAACCTTTTTCACTGTCAGGTCCGCCTCGCCGCATTCGTGGATTTCAATCCCGGCGTTGCCCAGGATCTTCACCATCTTCGCCAGGGTCTTCAGGTGCTCCGCGCCCCCGTATTTGCTTCGGTCTTCACTGTCTTCCGGGTTCCGTCCGCAGCACATGGCAATGGCTCCGTCAAGGCTGCCGATCTCTTCCTGGATCGTCAGCATCTCCATCGTCGTGTATTCCAGCGGAATTTCCCGCCCGTTCAACTGGATCGTAACCATCTTTTCTTCCTTTCTTGCACAAAAACCGGAGGCACCCGCCTGGATGCCTCCGTCTGTTTGTTACTGTCAGGTGATGCCCGCCTGGGTGTTCAGCCATGCTTTCGCGGCTGCCAGTGTTTCAAAGTCCTTGTGGATTTCAAACTCCGGCGTTTCCGCGTTTGCCGTCAGGAACACGCCGGTTCCGCGGCCGTTCAGCACAGGCACGCGCCATTCAATGCCGGTGCGGTTCCGGGTCCTGGTCTGTTCGTCCGGCTGGCTGAACCGGTGATGGTAATACCACACGCCCTCGTACACCGTTTCCGGATCACCGCTGGTGTTGTCCCGCATCTTCCGCACAAAGCCGGTGCCGAGCCATGGCTTTGCATCGCCGGTCACGTGATACACGTCGCTGCTGTCCTTTGTCTCGCCGAGCATCTTGCTGCGCACCGCGCTGGACAGGCCTGCGGTCTCCAGGGCCATGTTGTAACCGACAATCTCCTCGTAGTTGTCCAGAATAATGTCGTCACCTTCAAACTCGCCCGTCGCGTTTTCCCAGGTGATGTTCGCCTCACGGCCTTCACCGACCACGAAACCGGCGCTGTAGGTGATCCCGCTGTAGGGCGTATAGGTGGCAACCTCCGCCGCTACCACGTAGAGCATGCCAACGTTCGCTTTCATTTGTTCTTCATCCTCCCGTTTATTCGTTTGCCAGCGCCTCCAGGGCGCTCTCAATCTTTTCCTTCATCGCTGCAGTGGCTTTCTTCCCGCCGCTGCTCGCGGCTTTCCTCACAAAGGGCTGCTTCTTCATGAAGCTCGTCCCGCTGTTGATGGCATTCGCCAGCAGCGGAATGGGTCTTATGTGCCCTGCCACGCTGGCATATCCGCTGTTGTTGTAGCCCACGGCCGTGCTGACCTCCGTGCCGCCGTTGTCGTCAAACTTTGCAATACCTCCGGCATTTTCAATCGCGGCGACGTCCTCCGGCGACGGAAGCCTCTGCCTCCCGCCCGCCGCGTACCGGAATGGCTCCGTCCGGATTGCCTTTGCCTGCCGTTTCAGTTCGTCGGCCACAATGCCGGCGCCCTCATATACGGCCTGCGCAGCGATGCCGTGCACGTTGTTTTCCAGTTTGCTGAGCATGGCGTTCACTTCGTCCAGCCCGGTATTTTTCACCGAGTAGCCCATGGCGGTCACCCCTCAATCCGGAATACCCATTCCATGTGAAACAGTCCGGTGTTGGACTCGTGCTGCGTGCTGTTCATCTGCCAGCTGTTGCCGCAGATCTCCGTCAGTGTTTCCTCCACCGCGGAGATGGCGTCAGCCCTGTCCGCCAGCTTCGGGAAAAAGACGTCAACCGAACCTTCCCAGCTCCGGTCAACCTTCTTTTCGTCCCCGTCAAGCTGGTCGTCTTCAAAGTCGATCTGCACCACGCCGTACACGCCTTCCGGCCGTGTTTTCCAGCCGTACTCGCTGAACGGGATGCTGGTCAGTTTCAGGGCTGCCACAAGCGCTTCATACTGTTCAGGCACCGTCCGTCACCACCTTCACCGCGTTCCGGGCCTCCCGCTGCAGGGTGAGCTCAATCCCGTCGGTCTCTGTGACGTAGGTCCGCAGAATGTCGTACCTTACGCCCGCAAGTTCCGCTTTCCGTTCCCCGCCGTATTCAAAGTCATGCGCCAGGATCACCTTCAGCTCCGGGTTCAGTCCGATTCCCATTGCCTGATAGGCTTCCTGCATTCCGATGCTTTTCACCGTGCAGGGCACAGTCCTCTTGGTTTCTTCCGTGTCCAGCCCAACGCCGCCCACATACGGATCCTCACTGATCAGATCAATGACCTGCGCTTTCATCATGTGCAGTCACCGTCCTCCGGATAGTCCGTGTACCTGGCAGCGTGCATCAGCTGGACCTTCTGTTCGTCGTATGATTCCTTCAGCTTGTCATAGTTCGGCGGATTCCCGAACCGCATCGCCGCATAGGTGATGATCGCCCGCATGACCAGA